CTGTTTAGGGCTTATTCCCCAGAATCAGGGTCAGTAGGCTTGACTGCTTGCTCAACCTTGGCACCAATGCCGTACTCATCCTGGTTAGGGTCGAGTGCCTTGATTAGTGGGCCAAGCAATCCTGCAAGCAAAGCTGAAACAGTAATCTTGCTTGGGTCCTCGATGCCTGCCAACAGCATTGCACCGACAGCAGCAAGGGCGGCTCGAAGGTATGAGCCAAAGGCAGCTTTTAGCTGTCTGATTGAGTCCTCGGTCTTTAGTCTTTCAATAAACTGCTTCACTTTATTTTCTCCATTGCTATCTGTGTTTTGATGTAGCTTGTTGGCTCGGTGTACCTGGTGCCGTTGTTTGTCCAGATGTAGTTCTTACCACGCTGGATCTCGAAGTGTAGGTGTGGTCCGGTTGATTCGCCTGTGTTGCCAGATAGTCCGATGATGACACCCTCAGTGACTAGCTGACCCTTCTTGACTCGGATGCTGCCTTTGGCTAGGTGCATATAGGCAGATGTGATCCACTCGCCATTGACCTTGTGCTGAATCTTGACTATGTAGCCACCACCAGCAGGTTCGCCGTTAGGGAACTTGAGGGTTGATGGGCCGGCAAAGATGACCTTGCCAGCTTCAATAGCTTTTACAGGTGTGCCAACAGCAGAGGCGTAGTCACAGCCGTTGTGATGGCGTCTAGTTTTCAAAATTGGATGTATTCGCCATCCGAAGGGACTTGAAATCTTTGGGACTGGTTTGTCAAAAGGGAATCGCATGAGGCTAGTTTACCAGCAAGCTAAACAGTGCAGAAGCAAGTCCAGTGATACCAGCCGCTAGACCTGTGTAGGCAATCTTTTCAATCCAGGCAAGCCTGGCAAGTGTTAGCTCAACTTCTCTGAGTCTGTCCGGCACTTGATCTAAGTGGTCAAGCTTCTCCAGTATCTTGACAAGGGTTTCACCATGCTCAAGTTGCTTGGCATAGATTGCTTGCTGGGTAATGCGTACCCCAGTTGTTTCCTCAGCCATTAGATTGTGCTTTCCTCAAATGGGGCTGTGATCTTGCCATCTGGTAGCAAGTAAGCGTTTGGGTTTATCGCCTGGCAAAAGGCTAATGCCTCTGCCTCTGTGATGTTTGTAAAGCTCCAAGCTGTTAGCTGTGACTCATCTTGTGGCTCTGTTACATAGCCCAAGATAGTGCCACCAGTTTCTACCTGACCAGCAACCCAGCCACCCTCAGCACTAAAACCAAGCTCGGCAATCTTTTCCTCTGGTCCAGTTCCGTACTCTGGGTTTGTAAAGTCTAGTTTCCAAGTTGCGTAGTTCATGCTAGTTCTTTCTTTGTCTTTTCTACCTCAGCAACAAAGTTATCAAGCACACCAGCTTGCTCCATTGCCTCGATGTGTGCAGGGTTTACACCAGCTCCACCCATCAACATTGCCTTTGCGTTGTTGGTCAGTCTTGCTTGCCAGTAATCGGGTTGAGCAGCTTCAATCTCTGCTCTAGTAAACTTGTGTGTGAAGCTGTCATAGATCTCAAGCAGGTATTCCATCTCCCTCTTTGCACCATTCATGGCGTATAGGGTCTGCTCTACACCTAGTTCAATCTCCTGAGCCTTGAGTTCATCAAGCTCATCATTGGTTGAGCGTAATCTGTCAATCTTTACTTCAGATTTTTTTAGGTTTATCTCTGCAAGTCTGTATTTGTAGATAGTGTCTTGCAGTTCCAAAAGCGTTTGGTAATACTTCATCTCAGGCGTTGCGTGTTGCCCCAAGACAAAAGCGTCAATCTGAAAGTTTGAGCGTGGCTGTTGAATCTCATTTATTGCCTTGTGTAATTCCTCAAACATTAGATAATCTCATTCGCATAACCAGCTTCTTGGTCACCTCTAGCGACCAGCAAAGCACCTGTTGTTCTTGTGTCGCTTGGGAAAGCAAACTTGTTTAGGAATGTAGTCTGATCTCTGTTTCCACCAACATAACCAGCAAAACCTTTACCAGCCATAGCACCATGCCAGTTGTTAGCTGCCGATAAGCCTGTTCCCAAAGTAGTCCTGGTATCAGCAGGTAGGGCGATTTTATCAACTGAGCTTAGGTAGGTTCCACCACCTGAATCACCACCAGCAACATAGCCAGCAGTTCCAGGGTTTGAGAATCCACAAGTATCGTTTCTTACTACCGATAGAGCTGCCGCTAGGGTGCTTCTTGAGTCGGCTGGGAAAGCAAACTTCTCGATGCTGGATAAGTTGTTTCGACCACCAGCAATGTATCCGGCAACAGCGAAGTCTGAGAAACCACCTGCGTATTCCCTAGCAGTAGCAAGAGAAGTTGTTGTGCTTACTGTTTCTGCTGGAAAAGCTAACTTGGAAACTGTGGTGACAGTGGTTGTTCCATTGTTTCCAGCAGCAGCATAACCGGCAGTCCCAGGGTTTGACATTCCAGTATTACGCTGAACAGCCGTAGCAAGTGCAGCCCCTAGTGTAGATACAGCCTCACTGGAAAAGGTTAGTTTGTAGATAAGGGTGTTTTGCTGTAAAGCTGTTGTTCTACCACCCACTGAATACCCAGCCACTGCAGAGTTAGATACGCCGGCAACAAACCACTGGTTTTGTGGCAAGGTTGCTGAAAGTTGAGTTTGTGTATCTGTTGTAAATGCTATCTTTTCAATGGTTGCGGTTGTCCGACCACCACTAAAATAACCAGAAGCAATAAAACCACCAGCCCCAGCAGCACTCAAGATACCTATTGGTGAGAGTGCCATTTAGATCGCCGTTACCCCACCAATAATCCGGTAGGCGTTATTCGCTACACAGATGACTGATACAGCATCGTATTGGGATGTAATCCTGTAAGCCGTACCTGCTGTGCCTCGACCAAAGATGGATACTGCTGTTGATGCTCTGTTGATCGTCACAGTTCCAGCTCCATCTCGCAAGATGTCAACACGCTCTCCAGCCTCAAAAGCTGTGGCAGTTGAAAATGTCACCGTCTGTGCTGAGGCAGAGTCAAATTCTAGAATCTTGTAGCGGTCAGAAGTAAGCACTGTGTAAGAAGCAGCAGTTGAAACGGTTAGTGTCGTTTCATTACTGAGGTATAGGTTTACATCAGCGGCTGCTAGGACTTCACCAGCGGTAAAGGTTTTTCTTGGCATTGGGTTCCTTTGGTCTTTTTATAGTTTACTACTCGTAGGCAAGGCGGTCATTGTCTAGCTCACCCAAGACGGCGTTGTCCAAGATAAAGATGGCAAAGTCAAGGCGTTCTAGGGCAAAGGTTATGTTCTTGCTCGCTGAGGTCCAGTCATGGCTTATGCCAATAATTCTGACATACTGTTCGATTGCTGGGGGTATGTCTGAGGGCTCAAAGCGAACCTGGACAATGTCACCAATCTCGAGATCTAGGATGGTGTTTTGATTAGCTTCGGTCAGCGTATCCATTACCACTGTCAAAGACTCAAAGCGATACTGGGGCTCTTTGAATCTGGCAAGCAAGTAGTCTGCTAAGAACTGTAGCTCAGACTGATTGGCAACTAGCAGATTGCTTTGTGAGTAGCTTCTCGGTCCATAGATTACCTGAGAGTCTGAATCTACAGCAGTAGCTTCAAGAACAGGACTACCTGCATTGCTAATAAGGATGCGGTTGTAAAGGTTTTCAGAGCCATAAACATTGTTGACGCTTGCAAACTGGATGCCCTGATAAACACCAGCAACAAGCTCATCGGTAAAGACTAGGTTAGGCGTGTTGGGCACAGCATTACGCTCGCGGAACACTACCTTCCCATCCTTACCAATAAACAAGTCACCAAACTCTGAGTTGCTTACCAGTTGCAGATACTCAAGCACTGAGGTTCCCTCGGCTACAAGAGCTCCCAGCATTGTTGAGTTGCCGGTGTCAATCTCTCTGTCTGCTGCTGGCCATGCAACCTCGGGTCTGTCTAGGACATCGTTCACTCGAGCACCCGATAGTTGGGAAGTAGGCGTAAACTCCTCAAGTCCTGAATTAGTCAAAGTTGAAAAGGCATCGGATACATCTATCCGAACCTGTGACCGGTTGCTGGGTGCATAAACAATGTCAAAGTCATCTATTGAGCCAAGAAACACAGGGAAACCGTTGCAAGTAATTCTCACAGATCTCCGAGGAATAAGCTGACCGAAGTATGGACCATTAGGATACAGAGGGTCAAAGTGTCGGTCCGAGTTATCAACTACGATGCTTGAGGTCCCAGCGTCAATTCGATCTAGTGCTTGGTTCTTACCGCGTTCTATGCTCGTGGAGATAAGTCTGTCTGAGATGTCAAAGAATCTGTTGCCGCTTAGGGTATAGCTTGTATTGTCTAGGACACCGCGAGTAGCGTCATCAAGCTTGAAAGCTATCGGATCTCTATTTCCGAGGTTTAGACCTAGTTCAACTTTGACTGCTGGGGCTGGCATTACGCTCCCACAAAGACAGCACCAGAAGTACGCTCGTAGGACTTGATAGCCTCAACGATTGCCCTGCCGATAGTTGAGCCTGAGCCAACACCACCATTGACATTTATGTTGTAAACATTTTGTGGCTTGTTGTTTGTGTATTGGTTCATCTTGTTTAGTGGGATAACAGCTTCTGGTTGTCCAGCCTCAGCAATGTTGGCAAGCACTCCACCTGGCTGTGGCATCACAATACCACCCATTGCAAGCTTAGGAATCTTGGCAGGTACCTTTGATGGTGTTTTTACTGGCACCTTCGGGATAACGACATTTGGCACCTTTGGCACCTGAATGTTTACAGCTCCACCTGTGACTGCTGACACTATTGAAAGTGCAGCATTGGCAAGGCTAATGATTCCGTTTAGCCCACCGATGATTGTGTTGATAAAGTTCTCAAACCTTGTGGATAAGCCGTTGATGATACCAACCACTAAGCTGCTAATGCCATCAAAGACAAGTCCAAAGAATCTGCCTACCTCAGTCAAGCCCTTACCGATTGCCTCGAATAACTTAGACCAGCCACCAGACAAGCCGACCAGGTAGTTGATCAAGA